GGCGCTCTCGGCCCGCAAGAAGGACTTCCCGGACAGGGACGGCCTCATCAAGCAGCTGGTGGGCTTCATCCAGATGGAACGCGCGGAACTGGAAGCCCAGTACGTGGCCTCGTTCAGTGCCGACGGGTTGGAGGTGCTGACCACCCAGCAGTACCTGATGGCCTTCGGGCAGAGCACCGGCGACCGCCGCTACCTGCTTCAGGGCTCCGGCATCCGCTGCACCATCGGGGCCGCCAAGATGGACTACGACTGCTTCGACACCCGCTTCCGCCGCTACGCCTCCACACGGTGGCAGCTGCGCTACGACCCGGATGACCGCCGCTTCGCCCTTGCCGTCAACGAGGACGAGAGCCTGCAGTTCGTGCTGGAGGAGAAATACACCCAGCCGATGGCGCTTGCCGACCGCACCGACGGCGACGCAGCCGAGCTGAAGCGCGTGATGGACTTCAACCGCCGCAAGGAAGCGGAGCTAACCGACGAAATGAGCCGGACACGGCAGACTGCGATGGAGGTTCTGGAGCAGACCACCCTGAGCAAGCTGCTGATCACCGACAGCCGTGGCCAGCACAAGCTGCCCAAGGCGAAGGCCAGGCTGAAGGCCGCCGAACTGGTGCCAGCCGAGGTGGTTGACGACGACGGGTTCACCTTTGACATGTACTAATCCAATAATCACAGAAGGGAAAATGGAAGACATCAAGAAACAACAGATCGCCAACGCGCTGCGCCGCTACTGCGAGCGGTACGACAGCCAGGCGAAGGCCGCCAACTCGCTGAAGAACGCGAGCTCGGCCACCATCAGCCAGATGCTGAACGGCAAGTGGGAACTCATCAAGGACGAGATGTGGCGCAACGTGGCGGCCCAGATCGGCTACAAGGACGAGAAATGGAACGCGGTACCCACCCGCGACTACGTGATCCTCAACAAGATCCTGGGCGACGTCCAGGAGAACGCCCTGGTGATGGCCGTCACCGGCGACGCCGGCAGCGGAAAGACCTTCGCCATGAAACAGTACACCGAGTCGAACCGGCAGGTGTACATGCTGTGCTGCAACGAGTACTGGAACCGCACGGCCTTCCTCGGCGAGCTGATGCAGGCCATGGGCCGCGACGCCTCGGGTTATTCGGTGAACGACATGATGAACGAGGCGGTGCGCTACCTGAAGATGCAGGAAAAGCCGCTGATCATCCTCGACGAGGCCGACAAGCTGAGTGACCGGGTGCTGTACTTCTTTATTTCGCTCTACAACGCGCTGGAGGACGAATGCGGGCTTCTCATGGTGGCCACAAGCCATTTAGAGCTTCGCATCAAAAGAGGCGTGAAGTCGAACAAAAAGGGCTATAACGAGATATGGAGCCGGATCGGTAGAAAGTGCGTCGCCCTCAAGGGCGTTTCGGCTGCCGACATCACCGCCGTGTGCGAGGCCAACGGGGTGACCGACCCCCGGGACATCGATCTGGTGATCAACGACTCGGAGTGCGACCTTCGCCGTGTGCGCCGTAAGGTTCACGCCATAACCAAGCAGAAAGGAGCCGCGTGATGTATTCTTTAATATGCCCAACCCCATTTGACGAGAAGGCCATGGAAGAGCAAATCCACCAATCCTTCCAGAATATCGTGAGCCCCATCGATGAACTGATCATCGAATTAGAATCCTTTAACGCACTTCTCCATGGATAAGATGACAGAAAAACAGAACCGCCGCCTTTGGTGGCTTTTCGGCGAGCTCGGGCTGAAGGACAGCGTGGGCGAGCTTGTAAGCGAGGAGACCAACGGTCGCACCAACAGGGTGAGCCAGTTGGACTTCATCGAGGCGATGAACCTCATCAAGAGACTGGAGCAGCACACCCGCAAGGCTCAGGAACGCCCGTCCCGAAGGCGTGACGGCGATGTCATAGACCGCAAGCGCAAGGGCGTCATCAAGGCCATCTGCGCCTATGGCGAGCTGATAGGCCGCCAGTGGGACGCCGACTACGCCAAGGGCATCGCCACTCGCGCAGCCGGGCGCGACTACTTCAACGAGTTGACCGAAGGAGAGCTGACCCGGGTGTACAACGAGTTCTGCCGCAAGCAGACGGCAGCCAAGGAGAGAACGAATTTTCCCATTATATGTTTGAATTGAGGGGCATGAAGCGCGCACTTACCATCACCGACATCCGCAGATACAAGGCGCAAACCTACCTGCTTGACGGCGGCCTCGGAGCCTCGCTCGGCGAGGTGGAGCTTACCGGAAGCTGGATCGTGTGGGGAGGGTCGGCCAACGGCAAGACGCGCTTCGCCCTCCAGCTGGCGAAGGCGCTCGCACACCACGTGCGGGTTGCCTACGACAGCCTGGAGGAGGGAATGTCGCTCTCGATGCGCCACGCCATCGATGACGTCGGTTTTGCCGACGTGAAGCGGAACTTCGTCCTTCTGGACGGGGAGAGCGTCGGAGAACTCCGCGAGCGTCTGAAACGGCAGCGCTCGCCCAAGGTGGTGATCATCGACTCGCTTCAGTACACCGGTCTGACCTACACCGAATACAAGGCGCTCCGTGCGGAGTTCAAGAACAAGCTGTTCATCTTCATCAGCCATGCGGATGGCCGAAACCCCAAGGGGGCGGTGGCCAACTCGGTGAAATACGATGCCTTCGTGAAAATATACGTGGAAGGCTACAGGGCATATCCGCAAAGCCGCTTCGGCGGCGGCGAGCCATACACCATCTGGGAGGAGGGTGCCGAGAAATACGGACTTACAAACTATTAAACAATCAATAACAACCGCTTAAACAACAATTAAAATGAAGACACCGGGACACAAGATCAAGTGCGTCATCTGCGGCAGGACAAAGGAGGAATGGGGCAACAACGCCATCCCCGTAGCCTGTGGCACATGCTGCGACAGGTGCAACCGTGACGTGGTATTACCGGCACGGATCAGAATGTTAGTAAAACCCAATAAATAACCAATTAAACACACATTAAACTATGGAAATAACGATAAAATGTACAGTCGAAGAACTTGAAAAGTTGCTTGACTACATGCACATCAAGGAAGTTCCCTGCATCCTCGACGAGCTCCACGAGGACTTCGAGGAGGCCCCGGACAATCCCGATCCAAGCCCGGAGCCGCAACCATACCCGGCAACGGGAAACATTGATCCCGACCCGAATCCCGCCAAATGCGAGAAGGGGAAAGGCAAAAGAAAGCACTGCCCTGTTGATGTGATGGACGGGAAAAGATGGCGCCGCTTCCCATCCGTCAAGGATGCCGCGCTTTTTATCGGATGCTCGTCGTCCCAGGTGTCAACATCAATTGCCAACGGCTACAAATGCAAAGGCCACGAAGTGCGCTACAGCAGGGAGGAACCGGATGAGGAGGTTTTGCCCTGAGGAGCCGGAGCAGGGCAGCGAGGAATTCGAGGAGATGCGACGCCGCGCCCTGGAGCCCTTCAGACCGACCCTCACCATGGAGGACGTGCTGAGGCACGAGGAACGCATCAGGGCGGGGAGCATCGAATACCTCAAGGAGGAGGGCAAGCGTGCCAGGCAATGCAAGAAGGACGCGGAGATAGAGAGGGCCTCCTGCATACCAGCCATGGATTTTGACTTTTAAACACTATTCAATAACAATCTAAACAACATCTATCATGGAAAAAAAGAATGTGGAAATGAGCGCCGAAGAGGTCGCCGAATTCGAGGAATTCAAGAAAGAGAAAGCCCGCAGGGAGGCCGAGGCAAAGAAGAAGGCCGACCGTGAGGCCTACGCGAAACTGGTGGACGAGGCCATTGCCTCCTCCATGCCAAAGCTGAGGTACATCAGCCAATCGATCACCGACCACAAGCGCATTGTGATGGACAGCTTCAAGTCGGCACTGGAACTGAAAGCGGAGCTGTTCGAGGTGAGAGACGACCAGCGCAGCCACACCTTCACCAACAGCGATGGGACGGCTCGGATCACCATCGGCCACTATCAGCTCGACAACTACCGCGACACGGTGAACGAGGGCATCGCCATCGTGAAGGGGTATCTGGAGAGCCTGGCAAAGGACAAGGACAGCGCAGCCCTGGTGGCGGCGGTTCTGCGCCTCATGAGCCGCGACAACGCAGGCAACCTGAAGGCGAGCCGTGTGCTGCAGCTTCGCAAGATGGCGCAGGACAGCGGCGACGAGCGCTTCATGGAGGGTGTCCGCATCATCGAGGAGAGCTACGCCCCTGCCGAGAGCAAGCAGTTCATCCGCGCCGAAGTCAAAAACGAGGACGGGAAATGGATTCCGGTTCCCCTTGGGATGACGGAATGCTAAAAAGACGATCATGGGGAACCATTGCATTTACATAACGTGCAGCTGCTGCGGACTTGAATACTGTGTCCGCTGCCATGTCGGGACCTGCCCGAAGTGCGGCACGCCGTGGGATGCCAAGCCCATGAGCCTTGACAAATACTTTGAGACCATGAAAAACGGAAATGCAAAGATGACACTCGAGGAGATTTACCGGGAGGCTTGCCAATACGGAAAGAACGACAAGATGCGGCTGGTGAACATGATCCTATCGAGCCTCAATGAGAGGAAAGCCGGACCTGAGTTGGCCGACGACGCCACGCCGCCCTTGCCGGTGCATGAGGCGATGTGCGTGTTCAACGCCTATGTCTATAGGGAAAAGGGGGTGCGGTACTCGCCCAACGGCATATTCAGCAACCTCGACTACAAGCACATGAAGGAGCTGCTGGCGAAGCTCGACGTGAGGATGACGGAGGCCGGCGTGGAGCTGATCGACGACGACAAACGCATAGAGACGCTCAGGGCGTTCCTCCAAGCCGTCAGGGAAATGCGCAACTCCTGGTACTTCGACAACCGCTTCACCCCGGCTGGCCTCAACGCCGACTTCGACAAAATCTACATGGCCCTTAAAACACAGCGAAACCATGGACAGCAATCAGCTTTCAACTACCTCTAAGGGGATTACGCTTCCTAAAGGGAGAGACGACCTGAAGCATTGCCCCGTGGCGATGCGCCTATATGACCATGCCGTGGCCACCGCAGGCTTTCCCATGGAGGCGGTGGCGGTTCTTGCGGCCACCGACACTGGGATCAGGAGTGCGTCGGAAAGCGTTCGTAGCAAGTCGGTGACGGTGAAGAGCTTCAGCAAGGACTATGGAGAATACACCCTTTCGGCTGTAGTCCTGGCGCACCTGACAATGGTGGAGGATATGCTCAATGTTTCGAGGCCCCTCAAGCCGGACACGATGGCGGCTCTCGCCAAGAAGATGGCGCGGATGCTGCTCGATGATGACATGGACTGGAACCTCGCGGACATCCGCATCGTCGCCGACCGCCTGGCCGACGGCGACGCCGGTCAGGTTTTCGGAGGCTTGACCACGCCGTTGGTAAGGAAAGCCTTTCTCGAATACATGTGCGAGAAAATGGATGCTTTCACGGAGAAGAGGAATGAGGAAGCGTGGCGTTACAACGAAATATGGGACCAGGGCATAGACACACGGAGGAGCAGCGTGGACCCAAGGGCCGAGATTCGCAAGCACAGGGAGGCTGCACACGACTATCAGCTTAGAAAGTATAAGGAGGGAAAACCATGATAAAGAAAAGGCAATACAGCCACGAGAACATTGAAATCTGCCGCAACTGCGGCGGCACCGGCATGGCCGAGAGCGAAGGGTTTCCCTCCGTATTCAGCGGTGAGTGCGCCGGTGTTTGCCCCGTGTGCGATGGCAGCGGTCGCGTCACGGTGACCCGCGACGTCACCGTCACCGTGGAGTCGTTCAAGAAATAGCGGAGGGGGTCGGGATGGGAAAGAACAGGCACCACAGGAACTTCATCAAGCGCGTCCGGCTCGTCTGCCGGATTGTCCAGGAGCACTACGAGCCGGGCGACCAGACGAAGAACTACTACCAGGTGTGGAAGAAATACGTCAACCCGGTGTACCCGATGTGCTACAGGACGCTTCTGCGCTACGTATCGACCCCTCTCCCCAAGGAGGAGCCGGAGAAACAAGACACTAACCAACTAACACTATTCGACCTATGAAAAAATCGAAAATCATCCAAGACCTGCAGGACCTGCTTTCCGATGGGCTGTCCGGCATAAAGTACATCGGCCGGGACTGGGGGCAGCTTGCCTATGACCATCCACCCGTCAGGTGGCCTTGCGTCCTGATCGACATTGAGCAGGTGGAACCCCGGCCGCTGAGCGACCTCAACGAGCATGACGACGCGATCGTCGTGCTGACCGTCGCCAACCAGCGGATCGCCAGCGGCAGCTCAACCTCGCCCCAGGCATCGAAGGAAAAGAGCGTGGAAACCCTCGACCTGACAGACGACGTCCACCTCCTGGTGCGGAACTACGCCGCCCCGGGCGCGGAATACAACGCGCTCCAGTTCCTCTCGTTCAACAAGGTTTACGGGTATCCCGGCATTGAGGCGTATGCCATGCGCTACAAGACGAGATACAATGTTGCCGCAAGCAATGATGAGCCATGACCATAATCGACTATTTCTACATTGCGCTGATAGCCGTGTTTTGTGTCGCCGGAACCTTAAGCATTAGAAACTCAAAACATAAACAACCTAAAAACAACAACCATGAGCAATCTTAACACAAGTGTACTCAACCAGAGTCTTTCGGGGGGTTACACCTCCGAAGCATTCCGGAAGGGAGGGGAAAGCATGACCGTCGTGGCCGTGTTCAACGGCATCACCGGCACCCCTACCGTGAAACTCCAGCAGTCCGTAGAGGGCCGCGTATTCCAGGACATCCCGAAGTCGGAAGTCGTACTTGAGCCCGGGCAGGGCAGCCAGATGTGGAACGACAGCATCCTGCCCGAGGGAACCTATGTGCGTGTCGTAGTCGGCCAGGACGCCGGCGAGTTGTCAACCATCAAAATCCTGTCGTGATGAAACATGCAGTCAATCTGAACGAAGGCAAGTCGGCCTATGAGATATGGCTTGAACAGGGGAACCACGGCACCGAAGAGGATTTCCTTGAATCTTTGCGGGGGAACAGCGGCTATCATGGCGACCTGGACGAGCTGGAGGTTGTGAACAACCTGGAGGAGGGTGGCTCCGCAGCCGCCCTCAGCGCCGAGCAGGGAAAGCTGCTCAACCAAAACAAAGCCAATGTGGACCTGTCCAACCTTTCTGAGAAGGGACAGGCGAAGTTCGACGCCAAGGCCAACGTCGAAGGCACCTACGAAAAGATGGTCGTGGGCGACCTGGTGTCAATCGGCGACCGCGTGAACACGTCGGACAAATTTGTCATCCGCACCACAGCCGGGAAAGAATCCATCGACAGTTCCGTTGACGCGCTGCTGCTTGAGCTGGATGGCGGCTGCGGGGATATCGAGTCCGACGCATTCAAGGTTTATTCCATTCTTTGGCACGGGGCAAACCAGCTTGACCCGTCGGCATGGGCCGCCGGCAAGACGCGCGGCTACATCATCGGCGAGGTGGCCCAAGGTGCCATCGTCAGCGGGCAGCACAAGCTGTGCATCATCCGATGCCCGAAGTGCGAAGCCGGTCAATACGGCACCGCCGAGAAGAACAACGGCTACCTCTTCACCAACCCCTCCAAGGAAAACCTCAGGGTCGGCGACGGGACCATCATCGGCGTATGGTATTCGCCGACGCTCCCGGCTGTCGGCACCGAGGTGACCGCCGTCACGGAGCACACCTTCACCGGCTATCCGGAGAAGTTCTATCTGCCCGACGAGGGCTATATGATCGTGGAGGTGGCGGGCGACGCGAACCTCTCGGAGATTTGCGCGCATCTGGCGTGGTCCTACCGTTACGATGGGTTTGTGTCATACGTCTCGCCCCAGGAGTTGGTGGTCGCCGTGTCCGCCCTGACGAGCAAGTTTGACACCGCAACCGTCAACGGGAAGACCTGCCTTGTGCTTCGCGGCGTAGAGAGCGGCGGCAGGGCCATCCGCGACTACATTGTCATCTATCCGCAGGGCGGCGGAACTTACGAACGCAACCTTGCCCAAAAGCTACTCAGCGAATTGGAATGGACGGAAACACCCATCGAGTCCGAAAGCATCGACGGCGAGGAAGCCACGGTCAACGGCTACCGCTACACGGCCCAACTGCCCACCTCTGGCACGTATGCCGCCATGCGCGACGGCTTGATCCGTTCCGACATCGACGGCATGAACCTCGAGGGCTACAAGCTTGTTTTCGAGAGCCAGGAGCAGATATCTCCTGCCGTTGCCTTCGCCGGGAAGTATGTCGACTACCAGATTGCCACTCCTGTCAGCGGAACACACAACCTCAATCCCCTTGGAAAGACACCTGACGACATGGGCACCGAGGAGATTTTGGGCGGCGTATTGCCAACCGGCACCATCGTCATCAGTTACTGCAGGGGGTTCCGCGACACCATGCGCGCCCTCTACAACGAGTTCATCGCCGCCAGGGCCGAAATTGACGAGATGAAGCTTCACAAGCCCCTCTACTGTGTCGCTCCATGGCTTGAGAATGCCAACTCCGCCAGCCCCAACGACCAGGACAACCCCAACGCCCTGGCCATTTTCGGGAACGTGGCGTGGGCCCTTGACTGGCGCCCGGGTCTCGTTGACATGACCGCCGTGGAAGGCCAAAGGGAAAAGGACGCCCTGGAGCTTCGCAGGAACAACTGGTTCCGCGACATCTACAACAACTTTATGCCGGTTGTCGGCATCACCCAGGCGATGTACGACGAGTGCATGGCCCATGCCCTTTACGCCGACGCCGAGGGGCAGACCCCGTACTGCGCGTCGGGGGCCTACAACCCGGAAGCCTTCCTTGCGTTATGCCAGATCGAGACCGTTGACGGCGTGAAGAAACTCACCCACCCAGCACTCTACAAGGCCGTGACGGAAAACGAGGAGACTACCTATGTGGAAGTCTCCCACTACCTGATGCCTTGGGAAACGACCGAGACCAAGTATTCGATCTTCGTCGGGAGGAAAGACACCGTCCACCTGCTCGACAACGTAATCGGTTCCTCCGGCAAGGAATGGAACGGCATTCTCAGCGAGGCCGCGCCCGTATGGGACGGCGTGGATGCCAAGACGTTCGCCCTGAAGCCCACGGGCATTTGCCCGAGCCCGGTGACCACCATTGTCGAGGACCAGGTGGCGAAGCTTCGCTCCTTCTTCTTCAACTACAACGCCACCGACAGTTACTCCAAAGGCAACGCCGGAGCCTCGGGATGCACCATGTTCCGCAACAACGGGCACTACCGTACCAACCAAATCTCACAGATCGGAACGGCGACGAGGGCCCGTGCCAACAACCATGTCGCCACGGCTCCGACCCCGGTTGCCGAGGGCGGCTATCACGCCCGCAACACGTTCCTCCGTTGCATCGAGACCGCCCTTGGAACGAAGATGCTGTGCAACTCCGCACGCTTCAGCAGCGGCGTGAGCTCCGTCGATTCCTGCGGCAACGAGACGCAATGGCTCGCCAACGGCGGCCTCCGTTACAAGGCCCAGGGAGCGGAGAACTGGTCTTACTGCAAGCTTGACGGCAACCCGGCCATGTACTACGGATCAGGCGAGACCAAGACCACCACGAACGCCAGCAGCTGGCTCAGCAGCTACGGTCCCCTGAGCAAGACCATGGAGGCCCAGATGGCCGTTTCGTTCGCCGTGGAGTTCGGCATCGCCGCCGGAGAAAGGTTCGAGTTCAACGGCTGCACCTGGTGGTACGAGAACCCGACAACCTCAAGCTTCAACCCGCCCACTGTGGCCGACGGCTACATGAACGCCCGCGTCTATAAGATTGTCACCGGCACGTTCACCGGCTATGCCAGCGCCAACGCCACCGAGACCACCACGTTCGACCTCGAGGTGTGCGTCCGCACCGGCTTGATGCTCGGTTGCGACATGTCGGGCGACGGCGGCCCGTATTGGGGCGGCGGCTGCGAGATCGTGGGAGAGTGCGTCACGGCACCCGGAAGCGGAAGTTACGGCCACAGGCTGAAGGCCTACATCGAACCGGACCAGGAGAAGTGGGTCCTCGAGAGCGCCGTGAATGTCAACATAGGGACCAAGTTCGCCTCCGGCTTCGAGGACAAATACCGTTTGGCCGGGAGCATCGTCACCCGTTCCAACAACTACACCCGCCGCCGGCTGGCCAACACCCCGTTGCCGGCATCGATGGGCGGCGGCTACTCGAAGGGCGAGTGCGGCTACAGCTACATGGCCAACTACTGGGGCGCTGCCGGAAAGAAGACTAGGGTCGGTGTCCGTTTCGGCTACAACGCCTACGCTGGCAACTTGTCGGCGCGTTTTCTGTCTGCGTACTCCGCGGCTGGCGACACGGACAACTACTCTTGCGGTTCTGCTCAAGTTCGTTGGAGAATGCAATAACGCGCAGCGTAGTGCAACGGCTGCAAGGGCCATGCAATGGCCCGTTCCTCAACCGCCCTTCGGGGCGGTTTTTTTTTGGAGTTTTTCGTTTTTTGTCTAATTTTGCCACGTCGTAGCGCACAAGTCCGGCATAGTGACCGCGACCTCTGACGGCGCGAGGACATTTTTTTCAAGGGTGATGGGCGGTCGGTGTCCGTTTCGGCAACAACGCCAACAATGGCAACTTGTCGGCGCGTTATCTGAATGCGAACAACACGGCTGGCAACACGAACAACTACTATTGCGGTTCTGCTAAAGTTGGAGCAAAAAAAGTAATAATTGTCCATCGCCCGTGCCCGGAAGCGGCAGACATATAAGACCAGCCGGCGAACCCAGAAAGCTGAAGGGTGGAGGCCGGTGGCAAGGCTTGGCTGAAATGCCAGGGACTTGCCAAAAGCTCAAACTTGTTATTTGGGTTGTAATGAACGTGACGGAAAAAGACGTGCTCTCGGCCATGTTGAAAGCGGCTAAAGGACACAGCAACAAAAAGGAGGTGGAAAGGATGATGGCCAATCCCGAATCGTACTCCAAGATGGTGCTTGCCAGCATACAATCCGGAGAGTACGTGAAACACCTTCAATACAGGCCATTGAAAAAGACAAACAACGGGAAGGAGAGGAAGATCGATTCTCCATTGCTGTTTACCTTTGTCCTCCAGCATCTGTTCCTTGTATTGGCCAGACCCCTATATAAGAAGCATGACAACTACAACTGTCTCCACTGCAAACCCGAATGCGGAATAACGGCGAAGGACCCTTCCAAGTCAGCCATACACAAACTGAAGCATCTCGTTTACGACAGGCTCGATCTTCACTATTGTGTCATCACGGACGAGAGGCAATGCTACGAGCACCACCGGCCCAAGATATTCAGGAAGGAAATGAGAAGGCTGACCAGAGACCGCGAGCTCATAGAGTTCGGCATTAACGTGTGCTTCCTCAACAATCATCTCCCCATAGGCACCCCGACTTCATCATTCGTACATGACGTCATCATGCTTGATTTCGACTATTGGATGAAACAGGCGACGCGCTTTTCCGTCAGGGTGGCCGACGACAACTTAGGTGTTGTTTACGACAAACAGGAGGCGAGCCAGTTGAAATGGAGGATCCAGAATTTCTGGTGGTATCGGTACCAGATCAGGGCAAAAGTGGCGACAATCCGTATCGTAAACATTGACAAAGAGCCCGTTTCCTATTGCGGCTACGTTTTGACGAGAAACCACCGGGGAATTGCGGAACACGACAAAGGATTTACGAGGGTAAGGGACAATATACGCGCAGCTGCCTCAAGATGCAGGAGAGATGAATCGTGGGCCGCATATTATGGAATACTCAGCAAAGGGGACTGTTACGCCCTTATGCGAAAAATAGAACAGAAAATGAAACTCAGACAACTAACGGAGAAAATCAGGATCAACAGGGCCCTGGACGCCCCGAACATCAACCCGAGGGATTTGGAGGGCAAAGTGTTCACCATCCACGACTACGACATCAAATGCGACTCCAAGGGCACGCCGAATTGGATCAAGTGCCTAATAGGGATTGAAGAGAAGGACGAGGAAGGAAACCCGACCGGCAGAATGAAGGCGTACGAATTCCACGGATGCTATACCTATATCGTGGAGTTCATCACAATGGCGGAAAAAGCTTTCGGAAAACAAAACATGCTTCCTCTGGAGGAGATGGAGATAACAAACCAATGCGGATACATCTTCAAGGGAAGCACAAACCAAATAGAGTATATCGACAATGGCGGCGGTCAGACGAGCCTCTTCACCAATTCCTGAGCGGCCCGCTGCAGGTTGCGGCTCACCACGGCCTCGGCGCGCTTGCGCACCTCGGGGTGGTCGCCCAGGAACTGGCGCTGGGGGATGGTGATCACGGAGCCGGTCTTCATCAATGCCATCCATTTCCATTCCTCGTCCTTCGTCGTCTTGTACTTGTACCAGAAGAATTTCTTCATCTTGGCCGTGACACGGATGGTGCCGCCGTAGTTGTGGATGGCGGCGTACTTCTCGGACGTCTCCCAGAACACGCTGTCGGACGTGACACGGCTGCGGATCGACCGGCGCAGCCTGCCGGTGACCATCAGGACGGAGCCGCGCTTGCCCATCTTCCTCGGCGGCCACGGCTGGTTGAAGAAGGCCTTGCGCTGGAAGTTGCGGTCGAACTCGTCGGAGAGCTCCACGCGGAGGTCGTTGAGTATTTTTTGTTTCCAGTCCACTTCTCTATTAGATTGAAGCCATGTTATCCATCGCGACGAGACCATGGAGCGTCTCTTCTGCCTTTTTTACGCGCTGCATTGAGGTGTTCCAGTGGCCCTCGTCAATCTCGAAGCCGATGTAGTTGCGCCTGGTTTCGATGCAGGCCACGGCGGTTGTTCCGCTTCCCATGAAACAGTCCAGGACCGTTTCCTTTACTCGGGTGCTGTTGGTTATCATCCGCTCCACCAGCTCCGAAGGCTTCTGCGCCTGGTGGAGTTTGTCCTTTGACGTGAAGTTGATCGGCTTGATCCTCCAGACGTCCCGTTCGCTCCTTGAGAAGCCGGCTTTTGAATCCCCTTTTGTGGCGAAAACGATGAACTCATGGCTGAAACGGTAGAACGTCCCGGCCTTGATCCATTCATAGTCCCACACAATGAGGTTGCGCACCGGAAAGTGCTTCACCAGGATTGGATAGAGGAAGGGATAGGTCCGCCAGTCCGTGTTGATGTAGATGTGCGCGCCGTCTCTCAGGACCCTTTCCCACTCGGTGAAAAGCTGCTCAAAGAACGGCTTCACGAGGTTGTTGTCGAGGAAGGTCCCCTTGTGTCCGTTGCTGGTGGTTCCGACGCAATACGGCGGGTCGGTGCATATCATGTCAACGGTGCCGTCCGGGATGCGCTTCAAGCCCTCCAGGCAGTCCTCGTTGTAAATTTTGTTGAGTTCTATCATTTTTTTTGTCATTTTGCTTGCATTATTGAAATAATTTGTATTTTTGCCATTGGAAAGCATCCTAACAAGTTATCCTCTTCTCACGGGGAAGGCGACGGTTAGGGTGCTTTTTCTATTATTTCCAACGCCCACAATATGTTCCCATCGCGGTTGCATTTCAACTTGATCAAGACGGAAAAACCGTCAATTTCACCTTGGAATGACTTGAATACTGCATCGGGATGGTCGCGGCCTTCTTCGTCTCTGTCAGCCAAGTATATGAACTTGTCAGCATTGAGGTGTATCTTTTGCGCTACGGACAAACGCTCAATATAGTCATCGTCGCTTTTCCCCTTGTTGGCTATTTCCTTGTAAGAGTTTTTGTTGATGATGGCTTCTATGCCGTCAAACTTGACATCGAATCTGTATGCCGTAAACTTTCCGACTTTTACTTTGGGCAAATTTGAGTTTACCCAATCAAAGTATTCTTTTTGAGCCTGTACTTTCTTTGCCGTTTCCTCGCTTGACGTTACCATGGTGGCCACGATGGCGTTCACCTTCTTTCCGGCCTCGGCTGGTGCCTTGTAATAAGGGTGCTTGGGCGGGAACACCTTCCCGGCCTTTCCGGGATTGAAGCGGAACATGGCGGCCTTGTTCTCGCCGTTCTTGCCGATCTGAGTGGTGGCGCGTTCCCCGGCCTCGCAAGCCGCGTCGCTGTCGGAGAGCGGGTATTTGTCATGGAGCACCTGGACGGCGGTGCAGCGGCAGTTCCAGCCGTTGGGCGGGTAGTACTCGTTCCAGAACTTGTCGGAAGGCGGAAGCGTTATCCCCTCCAGGGCGGCGTGTTCCTCGCGTACGAGGCCGTCGAGGGCTGTGCGGTATTGCAGGTCGTATTCGTCGCCGTCGCGCTCTATATCGGCCCATTTCGCGGCCATTTGGGTGCTTGACGTGGCGAAGTTGTATTCCGCATAGAGCCAGTTCTGGTTGTACTGTGCGTCGATGGCCTGAACGTCCTGAAGGAAGCGGTCGAACGGCTTGAAGCCGCCGTCCTCGTCCTTCAGCAGCCGGGAGGCGTCGTTCAGCTCATGGTAGGTCTTGAAGCCCGAGAAAAGGAAGATGTTCTCGTCCAAGGCGCGGGCCATCTCGTCCGGGATGCTGCGTCCCAGGCTGCCAAGCTCCTCCGCCAGGACATCATGGGTGGCGCTGATCAGCGCGACCGGCTCCGGCTCGGAGAGCATTTCCGGGGTAAAGGCCTTCTTCCCATGCATCCATTTGGCCACGTCCTGGAAGGCGTTTGAAACGCGTTCAAACCGCTTTTTATCGTCGTTTGAAAGCGTGACCGCATCCTGGCCGTAAAGGTCGTTGACGGCTCGGTGCAGCCCCTCGTAAAAGGGGCTCAGCCGAAAAAATTGAAGTTCCCCGCCTTCAACGCATCTTTGCCGCTGCTGTCAACCGGGTTCATGCGCGGGCCGGTGATCTCCATGCCGAAGGTCTTCTTGAGCCACTCCACGTCGAAGTCGTAGTAGGCCGAGGCCTGGAACACCATCTTCCAGAGCTTCTCGGTGTCGGTGGCCTTGGCATATTCGAAGCGGAGCCCAGCTGGGATGATGCCGAGGCTCTCCATGGCCGGGATGGCGTCGCGGTTGATGTGGTACTCTATCTTGCGCTTGTCGGCCTCCACGATGATCTCCATCAGGTCGGTCGAGGCCTCCTCCTTGGACCGGTTGCCGTTGATGGTGTCCTGGCCAAGCATCGCCCCGAGGTTCAGCAGAGAAATCTGCTCGTCGCAGGTGGCGATAAAGTTATTATAGACATCGCCGTTGGTGCTTGACGCCTGGGCGAACTCGAATTCCTCCTCCGTGTCGATGATGAAATAGGCCGCGCTGCCGATTTCCTTCATCATGGTCTCGGCCTGTTCCAACATCTTCGGGTCTTGGGTGTCGGTCTTCAGGACGCGCGGAGGGATGCCGTAGATTTCGCAAAGCTCGCTCCAGCAGCTGAGGGCGAACTTCTTCATGAGCACATAGGGCGTGGCCTTGTTCAGAAGCCCCAGGTCGTCCGGGTCGGGACAGAACTCGAGGATCCACTTCCCGAAATCAGGACGCTCGCGGTACAACACGCTTTCGGAGCCGAAAACATCGGGGTAGAAGCGCCCGGTGAGCGGTGAGACATTGGGGCGGGGTACCAACTCAAGGTCGGGCTTGCCGTCCTTCCCGAAAGTGAACTGTGTGAGCGAGTTGTTATAGAACTGCGCCTCGACGATGTAACGCACCAGCTTGTCGTAAAGCCCGGTGTCCTTGAACTTCTCCATGGCCTCCTCGTCGATTTCCTTCCCTTTCTTCAGGTACCAGTCGGCAGACTGCGACTTGTTGATGCGCATCCCGACCTGGGACGTCATTTTCGCGTCGTCCATGACGTCCTTGTACAGCAGCTGCAGCCTGTGCTGTTTCGGCTCCGACACTCGGGTGGCTTCGTAACGCGCCTCACGCCACTTGGCGATGTCCTGGCGGACGATGGCTTCCTGGCGACGGATCGCCACCAGTGCGGCTTGCCTTTGTGATTTGCTGGGCCCTTCCTTGGGCTTCTCACTTCTCGTGAGCCTGTTCTTCAGGTTTTCAATGATGCTGGCCATAGTTTTGATTTACGTCGTGGTTGAACTTTGGGTTTGAGCCGAAACGGGACTTCAGCACGGTGTTGCCGTTCCCGTCGGTTCTCAGCGGAAGGTCAGGGGCAACGGTGCCGTTCGCGACTTTTTCCATGAATTTGATCACGCGGTCGTAGCGTTCGCGCCAATGCTCGTATATCATCTCCGAGTTGTTTTTACAGATGAGCCACCAAACGGCGATGACCTTGGTGTTCTCAAGTATGAGCGGGTCGCGGTCGTTGCCGGTGGCCGAGAAGATGGCTTCCGTGTCGTAGCGCGACGACAGATAGGACTTCATCTCGCTGACGGCGGCCTCGATGCACTGCAGGACCGTCGCGTCGTCGTTTTCCGTAATTTCATCCATGACATGCTCATAGATGACTGTCTGCATTTCTGATACGGTAATGAATGACATCAGTAGTGGTTGTTTGTGCGGGCCGATGCTTTGTACCGGTGGCCGCTGGTTCGTATTCTGTTGCTTAGTTTATAAATGGCCGATTCAAGAGCATCGGGCAAGTCATCGTGAACCTTTGATCCTTTCTCGAACCCCAGGAGCTGGTTCTCCAGTACCTCAAAGCCCTGTTCGCCCTCGAACTCCTCATTGAAGATCACGTCGCCGCGCTGGAACAATGGCTGCATCGCCTCAATGCGCCCGAACTTGTCCGGCTTGTTGCGGGTGTCGCCCGTGATGGGTATCTGGACGCCGACCTCCTCGCCGACGCGCCGGAACTCGTCGAGCAGCATGTCCTGCATGAAGTTGGCCTCCATATAATATTTAAGCGGTGTGTCCCCGACGAACTCGCGAATCTCGTAATGCCATTTCACCATGACCGACACCTTCGTCTGGTCGCCGAAGGCGAGCAGGACGTGGTATTTGCCGGTTTTGGTGAGTCCGACGAGCACAGTGCCCTTGTAGTCGTTCTTCGTCGATGACTTCCACGACGGGTCGGTGTAGGCGACGATGGCGCGGTATTCCCGCAAGGGGAGCATCTTGCCGTAGCGGATGTCCTTTTTCTCGAAGATGGTTCCCTCCTCGATGGGGTTGTTCATGTATTCCTTCTGGAAAAGACGTTCGCCGATTTCCTTGCGGATTTCCTCCACCTCCTTCTTGGTGAAATTCTCCTTCCAGGTCGGGTTGCCGTTCTTGTCGAGCATATTGACCACGGTATGGTGGAACCCCGGACGCTTGGCGATGTTGCCAAGCACCGAGTTCTTCCCGATGCGGTTGCCGACTAGGACAAAACGGCCGCGGCCTGCGTCCATTGTTCCGTACAGTGCCGAGAGGCACCAGTCCGTGACCTTCTTCACCCTGGAGGGGTTCAGCACGAGCTCGTCATCGTCAATGTCGTCGATAACGATGTAATTGACCCTCCGCCCGGATTTCTTGATGCCACGGGGGGACTGTCCGCGACCCAGTGCTATGAACATGGAGCCGTCCGAGGTGGTGAAGCGCCCGTCGCTCCAGATGCCGTCACCCTTGCCGATTCCGAAGTCCGCCTTGTAAAGCTCGTTGTTCTCAAGTTCGGCCTGAAGGTCGGACAGCAGCTGCTTCGCGGCCTCCAGCGACTTCGACACCAGCACCATGGTGAGGGGGACGTGGTTTTCCTGTGCCAGGATCCACATGGGCTCAATCAAGGAGATGTGGGTGGACTTGGCGTGGCCGCGCGCCCACTCAAAGCAGGCACGGGCGCGTTCGTTGTTCAGGACGTAGTTTGCGGCCTCCTTCTGGAACTTGGCCGTCGGCTTTGTCGCCAGATGCGGAAAATAGGTGCTGACAAACGCCCCGTAGTCCTTCCTTGTCTTGGACACGCGCTTCTCGCGCTCCAAGGCCGAGGCGTTGGAACTGTCCGAAAGGTGCCGGGTCTGTTCCTGGATATAGGAGCACAACGCCTGCCATTCGGCTTCCTGCTGTTTCCGTCGGGCCGCGCTTGCCATGGTCAACAGCGGTTTTTGATGTGGTCGAGGTATTCCTGATGCAGCCGGTTGATGATGACGAGTATCTCCGGCGTGATGCTCTTGTCGGTCTCTGAACGTTTCAGGAGCCATCTGTCAAAGGCGGTGAAGACGTCTATTACGGTGGCGCGGTTGACGGTGTTGGCGATGCGCTCGGCCGAGGCCATGATTTTCGCCGTGTTGTCGGACAGCTTGGTGATGGATTCGATATTGTAGTCCGGCTTGTTGAGTTCGGCGATGATGGCCTCCGTTATCTTTCTCGCCGCGAGCATTAGCGAGTTTGCCAGCTCGACGCTGGAGGTCTTCTCCTCCTCGAGGCGGTCCCGCCAATTCTCGGCGTTGGCCCATCTCGACACGGTGGCTTCGGTGACGCCGCACTGGTCGGCGATTTCCTTTTGTGACAGCCCGCCCATGAAGAGGCGGTATGCCTTGGCCTTCTTGGAGGCCATTTCTGTTCGTTTGGTCATAGTTCAAAATGAATTTTGCGTCGCAAAATTCAGTATAAGTGCTTGGTTGCCAAAAAAGAATGCACAAACTGTACACTCTTTTTGCGGGGTCTTGGGAAAGGCGGTTATTTCGCACCGTGAAAAAACCGCAACCCACCATGAAACGAATTGTACTGACCGACGAAAGCCTCAACAGCTACGGGTTCTGGGTCCTGACCTCGGGGATGGATCTTTCCGCCTTCCTGCGCAACCCCGTGATGCTATGGAACCACAACAGGTCGGAGGGTGGCACCGTCAACGACCAGCTGCCGATCGGCTACTGGAAGGACCTCCGTGTTGAGGCCGACGGATCGATCACCGCGGAGCCGGTCTTTGACGAGACGGACGAGTTCGCCGTCAAGATAAAGAAAAAATACGAGTCCGGCGTTTTGAACGCCTGTTCCATCGGTTGCCGCATATTGGAGTGGTCTGAAGACCCCAAGTTCTTCAAGCCCGGGCAGACGGTGGCCACGGCGACGAAGAGCGTGCTTCTCGAAGCTTCGATCTGCGACATCCCGTCCAACCCCAACGCCACCAAGGTCGTGTTTTACAACGAGAACAGCGAGACTATTAACCTGTCCGATTTGCCGAATATGGCAATAGGGCCTAACATCAACAATAAAATGACAAAGGAAATCGCACTTAAACTGGGCTTGGAGGAAACCGCCAGCCCACAGGCCATCCTGGCCGCCATCGTCGATCTGAAGTCGGAGAACGCCTCCTACGAGGCCACGGTTCAGAACCTTGAGCTTGAAAACAAGCAGCTGAAGGAAAGATGGAAGGAGATTGAGGAGGCCAAGGCCGAAGCACAGCGCCAGGAAGTGGTGTCACTCCTGGACGAAGCCGTGAAGACAGGCCGCATCGACACCAAGGCGCGCAAGCAATTCGAGAAATTGTTTGAGCTTGACTACGAGGCCGCAAAGGCCACTCTGGCCGCACTGCAGGCAAGAACACCTCTCAAAACCACAGAACCCGCATCGGAAGCCGGCGATCTGGCCAAAATGAGCTGGGATGAGCTTGACAAGTCCGAACGTCTTATCGAGCTGAAAACAAGGTTCCCCGAACTCTATCAGCAGAAATTCAACGAAAAGTTCCACAAAAAACACTAAAGACAATGGCACTACAGACAGAAATTTGGCTTAACCATCTGGTTGAGTTATTGTATGCGGACAACACGTTCGCCGCAAGAAGCGTCGATCACTCGACCTTCGTAGATAAGAAAACCGTCCACGTCCCGAACGCCGGAAGTGCGCCCGGTGTCGTTAAAGACAGAAACGTGTGGCCTGCCCAAGTAACCCAGCGCGAAGACAGCGACCTGAGTTACGACCTCCATGAATACTCCACGAATCCCGTGCACCTTCAGTATTCGGAAGAGATCGAGCTGTCCTACCCGAAACGAGACAGCATATTGGGTCAAGCAAAAAGTGCTCTTGCTGACAATGTGCATGCTGACCTGATCAAATTGTGGACACCTGAAGGATATGCCAAGGTTGGCACTACTGGTGCTTCCGTGCCTTCGCACCTGGTCTCGACGACGGGCAACCGTCAAGCCATGACCAAAGCGGATGTTTTATCGGTTGCCATGCAATTTGATCTTGACAACATCCCAGATATGGGCCGCTGCATGCTGCTTGACGCTGTGATGTACAACCAATTGCTCGCGAGCCTCACCGAAAGCGAGGCCAACGCTTTCCTTGCCACCGCCGATGCCAAGAGAGGCGTTATCGGCCAACTCTACGGCTTTGACTTCTACAAACGCTCGACAGTGCTCCGCGCAGCCGCAAACGGTGCGACATTGGCCGCCACCAACGCCGCCACCAACGCCGCCGCCGGCCTTGCATGGAGCGAGTATTACGTGGGTCGCGCCATAGGCGAACGAAAACTGTTCTTGAATGAGGATGACGCCACCTATTTTGGCACAGTGATGAGCGCACTGGTTCGCGCCGGTGGCAAATACATCCGCAACGACAAGAAGGGGGTCTGCGTGATCTTCCAAACCACCCCGTAAACCCGTTTGAAAACCCATTTAATAACCATTTAAAAACACAAACCATGAAAAAATTTCTCTGTCTCACCTTCATGTTCCTCGCCGTTGCGCTGACAGCAACGGCAGGCTATTCAGGAACCCCTGACATCCCATCGGCCCGAGCCGTCATCCTGGACGTTCCGGACCTCGCCCTGTGCGAGCCCTCCGGAATTGTCCAGTGTGCCTATGAGAGCGGATGGGACACCGCCGTTGCGTTCACGTTCCGCGACTATGGCGACGTCGCCATCTCCTGCGTGGACGGATTCGTCCTTTGGAACCATGCCACTGAAACGCCGCCCGGCAGCTGCACCGCTTGCGAGAACGAGACCAGACGAAACGCCAATTACAATTACAGGCACTTCCATTACCGAAGTTGTACCGGCCCCGTACCTGACAGCTTCAACCACCGATTCAAACAGCTGACTTTCAGCCGTCATGTCTATCCGGTCAACTCATAGTCAAACCCTCAAAAACAACACACCATGGCAAAACGTATAGAACGACTTGTTATCCATTGCACCGTCACGGCTGAAGGCCGGGAGGTGACAGCCGCTGACATCCGCCGCTGGCGTTGCGGAAACAAGCCGTCTATACGGGCATGGCGTACATAATACCATAATCCATGGACAGAACAGTCAAAAACAACATCGGCCTTGTTGCCTATTGTCACGCTCAGTTGGGCCGACCCTATTGGTACGGTACTTTTGGCCAACTCGCCACCAAAGCCCTGTATGAGAACCGCAGGAAAGCCTATCCGGGTTATTACAAGGATAACGACTACCACCAGCAATACGGCCAGAAAGTGCATGATTGCATCGGTTTGGTTAAGGGGTATATGTGGACTGACGATGCCGATTCCACCCACTACGCATACCAATCCCACGGTTTCACCGATATGAGCGCAGACATGTGCTACAACCATTGCACCCGTAAAGGTGAGGGGATCAGCACCATGCCCGACATACCGGGCGTCCTGGTCTTTATGAAAGGCCATGTGGGTGTGTATGCCGGTAATGGTGAAGTCATCGAGGCCAGGGGACACAAGTTCGGTGTGGTTGTTACCAAATTGGCAGGTCGTCCGTGGAAGAGATGGGCATTGCTTGATGAAATCCAGTACATAAATGGTTAAAGGTTTGAAAATGAAGGAGTACACGATATGGGCGAAGTAATCAAATCGGCAGCGCGGCGAAACATTCCATTCTGGGTGTGTCTTGTGGTTAGCATCGGTATGCTCGTGGGTGGATTCTTTACACCGCCGATGGCAAAGATAGACGGCAGTATATTCATTGGGGTCGGGGCGTTGTTTGCTTACGCCTCGCTCTATGTTATATTGGTCGCTATGGAAAAAGGCACCCCCGCCAGAGTGAGCCACGGCAAAACCAGCCTCAGTGTTGGCGATCCCGATGGTGGCAATAAACCAAAAAACATCGAGAACGATGATGCCGGCGCCTAAGACATTTGTAGCCATGGCCATGATCCTTGCGGCCTGTAGAAGCAGTCGTACATTGACGGAGGGAAGGGTCGAGGAACATACCGAGACATCGGCCAAAACCACCTCCACCGTCGATAAGGAATACATCCACGACAGCATCTACATATATGTCGCGGGCGACACGGTACGGGAGGTGCGATGGCGGACATGCTGGCGTGACCGATTCGTTCATGACACGGTTCTTGATCGCCGGACGGACACCATCTACGACACGAAGTACGAGGAGAAGGTGGTTGAGGTTCCTGCCAGGGGTGCCACCGCCGGATGGTGGGTTTCCGCAGCTCTTTTCGCAATTATCGTGATTTACATATTGATTAAAACCCTTTTGAACAAACATTAAAACAAAATACTATGGCATTCAAATCAGGAACAGACCTTATCTTGGGTATCGTCCAAAGCGGCACCTTCAAACCGCTTGGCTACTCCACGGGCTGCAAGATTTCCGACTCGACCGAGACAGGGGAACGTACGACCAAGGAGGCCGCCGACACCAACTGGAAGGAGAAATACGTGAAGAGCCTCTCCGAAACCATCACCGCCGATGGCTTCGTCTATGACAGCGTGGCCGCTTCCAGCATCAGCTTCCCCAACCTAAAGAGCTTATGGATCAACAAGACCCCTGTTACGCTCCGCTACAAGTACCGTGACCAATCGGCCAACGCCGGACTCTACCAAGGCACATTCATCATCACATCGCTCGAGAATGACGGCCAAGCCGGCGACGACGAGAAATGGAGCGTCACCTTCGAAAACTCTGGAGCGGTGGCCCCTGTTTAACCATCAAAATTGAACTACCATGACAGCATTCAGATCAGGAACAGACCTCATCCTGGGCGTGGTAAAGGAGGAGAACAAAGTTCCTACCTTCTTTCCGCTCGGCTACTCCACGGGCTGCAAGATTTCCGACTCGACCGAAACCGGCCAGCGCAAGACCAAGGAGAGCGAAGACTCGAATTGGAATGAGAAATACGTGAAAAGCCTCTCCGAAACCATCACCGCCGATGGCTTCGTCTATGACAGCGTGGCCGCTTCCAGCATCAGTTTCCCGGACTTAAAGGAGGCTTGGCTCTCCAAGGCTACTGTTACGCTTCGTTACAAGTACCGTGGCGGCGAGGACCTTTACCAAGGCGAATTCATCATCACATCGCTCGAGAATGACGGCCAAGCCGGCGATGACGAGAAATGGAGCGTCACCTTCGAGAACTCTGGCCCAGTTGGTGAAGTGCCCGTTGAAAATGGACAGGAATAAAATAACGACATCATGCAAAAATCAATCATTATCAAAGGGAAGGAATACCCTGCGCGTCTCACCATGGGCGCCATGCTGCGTTTCCGCCGCGAGACCGGCCATGACGTGAGCACTATGAAATACGAGGACATCTCGGACCTGATCACCCTCCTCTGGTGCTGCGTCGCGAGCGAATGCAACGCCGAGAAGGTGGAGTTTGGCTATAGTCTGATGGACTTCGCCGACAGCATCGACCCGGCCTTGATAACGGAATTCTTCAAGGAAACGGAAAAGGAAGCCGGAGTGTCCGACCCTGACGCGGACCCTCCGACATCCTGACCCTTCTCGGACTGGCGGTGGGTCCCATCGGCATGTCGATAGACGACTTCTGCCGGTGCACCCCCGCCGAGTTCCGGGCCATAGCCGACTCCTACGTGAAGACGGAGGAACGGCACGAGCGGTCGGAATGGAACCGCACAAGGATGATGTGCGTGCTGCTGCTCCAGCCGTACAGCTCCAGCAGGATCGACCCACAGGAACTGATGCGCTTCCCGTGGGAAGAGGGGACAGGGGATCAGGATGAGAAACTTACTACAAAGGAAATCTGGGACAGGTTTGAGAGGGTGAAACGGGAGCAGGGCCTTCTATAGCCATTACCATTCAAATTCAGGAAAATGTCAGATACAACGGTCAGACTTCAGATAAAGGTTTCGGGCGACGGCGACTTCAAGAAAGTCGAAATCTCAGCCGATGACCTTCGTGGCGCAATCGAGCAGGTCCGAAACGAGGCCGAAAAGGTGAACAGTTCGCTGATCAACAGCAACCAGATCGCCCAGGCATTCGAGCAGGTGAGCTCGGCGGTTCAGGGTCTGCAGTCTGTCATGCACGACCTCACCGATGCCTACGCGGTACAGGCTCAGGCAGAAACGAGGCTGGCCACCGTGATGCGCAACACCATGGATGCCACCGAGGACGAAATCCAGTCTATCAAGGATTTAGCCTCGGCACAGCAACAGCTGGGTGTGGTCGGCGATGAGGTGCAGTTGAGTGGTGCCCAGGAGCTGGCCACCTATCTTGGGAAAAAGGAAAGCCTCGAGAAGCTCATCCCGGTGATGAATGACATGATAGCCCAGCAGTACGGCTACAACGCCACCGCTGAATCGGCGGTCGGCATAGCCACCATGATGGGCAAGGTTATGGAGGGCCAGACAAAGGCCCTCTCGCGTTATGGCTACTCGTTCACCGAGGCGCAGGAAGAAATCTTGAAGTTCGGCACCGAGGAGGAACGCGCGGCCACGCTTGCCGAAGTGATCGAGCAGAGCGTCGGAGGCGTGAATGCGGCTCTGGCAGCGACACCCTACGGAAAAATCGTCCAGGCAAACAACAAGTTTGGTGACCTGAAGGAAACGCTGGGCAGCCTTGTGGCCCCGGCAATGACCGTCGTTGACAACATCGCACGTATCACCATCGCCATAGCGGGTGTCGGTAAGGGCATTGCAACCATCAAGTCGCTCACCACTTCAATCAAGGCACTTGGCATCCATTCAAAGGTAACGGCCGCCGCCCAGCGTATGCTCGGTGCGGCTGGCATCACCGCTGCCGCCGGTACCACGGCGTTAAGGGTGGCCGTGGCCGCACTTTATGCGACCATGACGCTCGGCCTGTCACTGGCCATCCAAGGTATCATCACGCTCATAACGAATCTCACCGGCAGTGCCCGTGATGCTGCCGACGGCATGGATGAGCTGAAGGAGGCAAACGAGGCATACAAGAATGCAGCCGGCCAGGCGAAGGCGGAGATTGAGACGGAGATAGCGGCCCTGAAGCGTTTGATGGAGCAGGAGGAGGACACCGCCGATGCCGTCCGCCACCTCAACGAAAAATACGGGGAGATATTCGGCTCACACCAGACCGCATCCGAATGGTATGACATCCTTACGCAAAAGAGCGAGATTTACTGCAGGCAGCTTGGATACGAGTCCAAGGCAAAAAAACTCGCAGCCGAAATTGGCGAAAAGATTGTGGAAAGGGACAGGCTAAAGGAACAGCTGGCATCAACACCAGAAAAGAGAACTGTCACTGGTGGTTATATGTACGGATCCTGGTCTTACGAGGAAGACAACCCTGTATTTACCGGTCTTTCAGATTCGATAGCGTCCTTGGATAGCGAGATTGAATCCATGACTGCCGAAATGAACTCTGCTTTCGGTGAAGCTGGAAGAGCTGCTGACGAGCTAAGTGGGAAAACAAACAACGCAGCATCAGCGGTCTCTTGGCAGCAAATGGGCTACACTGAACTCGGGAAAGCCATCCAAAAACAGAAGGATAAACTCGGCGAATATTCCGACGCATCATCCTCTGAGGCCCAAAGAGAAATAGCCCTCTTGCAGGCCATGACGTTGCGATACAACGCCCTTGGTAGAGCCCTTGGCCTTGCAACTGACAATACAAAACGTCTGACAGAGGAGATAACCCGTGTGCCGGCCGAGACCATCCCGACACTCGCACCAAGAGCCGCTTCACCACTCGCAGCACCTGAAGGTGGCTTGGCGCTCCAAAGCCATTCAGGGGGGCTCCAGAGCCTCGAAGATTTCAACCGTCGTATCCTGGACCTTCAACAGCAGCGTTTGAAGGCCTCAAAGGACGAGCTCCCGGCTCTGGATATGCAGATTGCCTACGTGGAACAGCTCCGTGAAGAATTTGAAGGCGTATCCAAGGCTAAGATGCCCGATATAGGACAGGCGTGGAGTGGGCTAAAGGGCATCGGAGGCTCCATCCGCGACATCAAGGATGCGCTCACGGAAACCGATAACGCATGGGATGCGCTCACGCAGACCATTGATGGATTCATCGGACTTTTCCAAAGCATCCAGTCCGTTATTGAGATCATCAACAACATATCTGCGGCCACCAAGGCGATGGCGGCCACAAAAAGTGCCGCTTCCGAACAGGTTGCCGCCGCGAATTCCGTGGAGGCCACCACCAACACCGCTGTCGCCGCAACTGGTGCCGCAAGCGCCATGGCCAGTATCCCTTGGGTCGGCCCCGTCCTTGCCATCGCTGCTGTCGCCTCTGTGCTCGCCTCGCTTGCGAGCCTTCCGAAGTTTGCCGGAGGCGGTCTCGTCTATGGTCCCACGGTTGGTCTGATGGGCGAATACGCCGGCGCGTCGAGCAACCCAGAGGTGATTGCCCCACTCAACAAGCTTCGTGGCATCCTCGGGGAAGGAAGAGGCCGTTCTGAGGTTAAGTTCCGCATTGAAGGCCGCGAACTGGTCGGTATCCTGAACAAACAAAACACCATATACGATAGATCGAAATAATGAGCTACGTACCTGCATACACATCACAATTCCATGGTACCGACGGCACTTCCTGGTCGGTGGAGATTGCCATTAATAACTATGAAAGCCGTGAGCAGGAAATCAGGTTGGAAGCGGACGAGCCCCTGGTCATCGAATGGCAGGAAACAAGGAAAACGGATGTCGTGCAGTCATCCACCTGCACGCTGAAGGTCTCCAACGAAAGCGACCGACAGATGGTGACGCTTATGCAAAACCATGATGTTTTGTGTTCAGTGTATCGAGGAGAGAACCTTTATTGGAGGGGGATGCTGGATGATCGTATTTATGAGGAACCGTATAGCTTCAAGCAAAACTATGTGACGGAACTGACTTTTTCCGACTTCGGGTATTTGAACAGGACAACATTCAATATGTTCCATAAACGCAGCCTCCGTTACATCATTGACGATTGCCTCGAAACTGCCAGACTTAACTCGCTTCCGGTAATCCAAATGGTGTCCTTGGCGAATCCCAAACCGCTTGTTCCGGTTTCCTTGGAAATGCTCTATATCTCATGCGAAAGGTTCCAGTCGTCAGACTCGACGGATGAAGGGCCAAGCAAACGAGATGTTCTGGAAGAAATACTCCGCCCCTTGGGACTGCGTATCATGCAGAAAAACGGGAAGATATGGATATATGACATCGAATACCTGCGCGATGAAACGGTGGCTGTACCTGTCGTATGGAAAGGCACCGACGCCATATTAAGGGGATCGGAGACCTTCGGCACATACGAAATCGACTTTGACTCCGACCCCAAGGAGACCGTCCTTGATGGATCCGGCATTTCCAAAATCTGGGATGATGCTTCAAGCAACAGATTTTGGGCTGAATACAGAGATGACAATAATAGCGAAGAAGAGATCGGTTTCTATTTTGAATTTAACTACATTAGTTCCCTGCACCTTAATAAATTCAGAACAAGAAGCTATCTGTCCGCAAGCGATGAATTCGGCTACGCCTACAGGGCAAGGTGCTTCGACTCGGTAAACAACTCAAAAAGGAACCTTCTCGCCTCAACGACACCAATTCAGCTTAACACTATCGACAAATTGTTTAGTTTTCAGTCGAGATACCTTCCTCTTATCCCTGACAGGGATGATTTTCAGTTTCGTGTCAACCTTGACTTTCTTTTCAGCCCCAAGTTGAACCCATTCGAGGAGGCCGAGGATTGGAACCTTGATATTTACGAAACATCGTGGCATACCATATCCTGGGAGAACTGGAAGGAATATATGCTTCGCCTGTATATTCCCGTCAAGCTTGAAGTTCTTAATGATAACGGAGACGTGCTGTACCATTATAAGAACACCAACAGCTACGGCGGCTACCTCTATCCGCTGGATCCAGGCCATGGTAAGTGGCTCTCGGGGGCAGGCACATGGGGTGAGATGCTGCTTGCTTACTACAAGCCGGGCGACGACGGACACCTCCACGAGACCGCCCTTGACGGATGGGCTACAAACAAGCAGACCATCAGCAGGAGCAGGGCGAAGGCCCCGGGAGTTTACGCAAAAAGGAAAGACGGGGAATATGTTCCGTTGCCGCCGGTACCTGGGTATGTGAGATTCACCGTGAGTAACGGCATTGTCGGCCTTCTCGGCGATGTCGAGCCACAGATGCTGCTTAATTTTGACCAATATATCAACTGGCAGTTGTATCGTGACCCCAAAGTGACCGTGGTGCGCTCCAACATGGTCAATGATGACATAAAAAAAGACGACATCAGCGATCGCGAAAGCATTGATGAATACAGTGTGCACCGGGATGTTTTTCAGGAAGGCGCAAAAATCGGAGGTTACAGGAAAGGGGTCAGTCCATGCGCCAGAGGGCTTTTGTTTGATGGCAACGGCCTTGTGTGGTCAAAATTTGTGAAAAACACCGCGCTACGTACACTTGAAGCCCAAAGAATAAAAAGCCTTCAGGATCAGACCCATCTGGTTCAGCCAGAGATTTCCGGCACTGCGGTGCTCAACCCCGAGTTCTGCATTTACAGCGAGGCCAGCACCAGCGGTGTGTTCCTCGTCACCGCCCTTCGCCAAGACCCTAAGTCGGCCACGGAATACGTGACAATGGCACGTATCGCTGGCATCGGAGGCTTCGTCTATGAATTCTCATGGAGTGACCCGATATGTGTCCAGGAGCAGGAACGCTACAGCTACGAATGGGGTGACCCGGTGTGCGTGAAAACGCAGAATGAAATACCTGTACAAGAAGAACCTCAACAATAATAAAAACTATGGCATACGTAAATACAGGAGATGCAAGAAACAAGACGCTGACCATCATCAAGGGGACCTATTCCCATGACTACGACTTGTGTGCCGGGTTCACCGCCCCGGACAGCACGGTTTACCCATCCCTCTCGGACGATGGTTTCGGGAAGCTGTCACGCTCGGACTATGAAGCAAGGCTGAGGGCATTCATAGAATATGTTTGCTCCATCGAGACCGGCCTTGCGACCGACTGCCCGGACATGACCATCGGGAGCGTGATCTACGACCCGGTGTCATGCCCGTTGCCAAGTCCGGCAATAAAGGACGAAAACGAAGAAGAATGATAACCCCGGGGCCAAGAAAAAGGCCCCCGCCTCCAAAGTCGGGCTCCTACCCCCGGCAATGACAAAGGTGCCACAACACCACGGCAGAGGCCGTAAGCCTCTCGGTGTTGTGGCACCTTGTTTTGTAAATGTAGGAGGCTGCAAAGGTATGAAAAAATAAAACAAACGCAAAACATTAGAGTTATGACAAAAAGCTACACCCAGGCGCCCCTTCCTTTCATGGGGCAGAAACGCCGCTGGAACCAGGAGTTCAAGAAGGCGTTGGAAACAGAATTCACCGACTGCGGCACCTTCGTCGATCTCTTCGGCGGCAGCGGGCTCCTCTCTCACTTCACAAAGTCGGTGCGGCCTGACGCGCAGGTCATCTACAACGATTTCGACAACTACTCGCGGCGCATTGAGGCCATCCCAACCACCAATGCCCTTCTCTCGGACCTTCGGGCGATCGTGGCCGGCTTCCCCGAAGACAAGCGGATAACCGAGCCGCTGCTTTCAAGGGTGCTGGGCAAAATCGCCGAGTATGACAGCCGGGGCTTCGTCGATTACATCACCCTTTCCGCTTCCCTTCTTTTCTCCGGCAAATACGCCACCAGTTTTGAGGAGCTGAGGAAAAACGGACTATACAACACCATCAAGCAGACGGACTATTCGGCGGACGATTACCTCGACGGGCTGACCGTGGTCCATGACGACTACAGGGCCGTTTTCCACCAATGGGAAGGAAAGGATGGCGTGTGCTTCCTGATAGACCCGCCGTATCTCTCAACCCAGGCCGTCACTTATTCCAACTATTGGAAGCTGCGCGATTATCTGGACGTGCTCCATACCCTCAACGGGACAAACTATTTCTATTTCACCTCCGAGAAAAGCAGCATCATTGAGCTGTGCGACTGGCTTGACAAGGAATACGGGATGGGCAACCCGTTCAACGGTGCCGTCCGCAAGGAGCTCAGGTCGCGCCTCAACTACAACGCGAACTATACCGACATCATGTTCTACAAACACAAACAGCCATGAACAAATATTACAAGACCCTCGCGAGGATTGTCGCGAATGGCCAGCGCCAGACCAACAAAAAGGGCGAGATCATCTATCTTTTGAACCAGCAGCTCGACTTGAAGCCAGCCGACCTGCCGGACATCTTCGAAGGCCACAACATCGCCAGGAAGAAACTGAAGAGCGAGCTGCAGCTTTTTATGCAGGGCGAGCGTCTGACCGAGCGTTACCGTGAAGCAGGCATCAGCTGGTGGGATTATTGCGGTCCAATCCTGGTGAACAGTTACCCGACCTACTTTGAGAAGCTGCCGCGATTGATAGCCAAAATCAACAGCGAGAAGCGCAGCAGCAAGAACTATGTGCTTTTCCTGGGCGAAACAGGAGCGGAAAGCAACCAGGCGCCGTGTTTGAGCCTTGTGCAGTTCCAGATAGACAACGGCGAGTTGGTTCTGTCAGCTTATCAGCGGTCATCGGATGCAAACCTCGGTTTGCCTTCTGACCTTTACCATCTCTATTTGATGAGCCGTCATATTGATTTGCCGTTGAAGTCAATAACGCTTTTCCTTGCCAACGTGCATATCTATGAAACCAATTTTGAGGCCACAAAAAGGCTTCTGGAAGGCGACGAGGAAGTGAAGTTTACGCTGAATGTATAGAGCGTTTGAAAAGCGTTTAAACGGCGAGTTTTAAGCGTTAAAAACAAACCAGGCACGAAATAGAAAAACTTCGTGCCTGGCCAATCAAAAAATGTACTTTTCAATTTAAAAAACGGTACTTTTCGATTTTGCGATTATAGCTTTCCTGAAACCC